GAATGTAGCGGCCGTTGTAGGTGGCCAGCAGGCTATGCGCCGCGTCCTGAATGATGGGTGTGTCGCGCAGGCTCTCACGCACCTCCCGCAAGGCGTTGTAGTCGCAGGATGCACCACCCCAGTCGACGGCGATGATGGCCTTGAGACTGGCCCCCTGACCGCGGGCACGCTGCCCCACTTCGGCAACACTCTCCGGGTCAATCAGCCCCGTCTCGGGGTCGACGTCCGCCCACGCAATCTGCGCCCCGCGTGTGACTGCTGGCCCGTTGGTGGCGCTACAGGTCATGCTGGTGGAGATGACCGTTGCTCGCAGGGCCGCCTGGGGGGTGACGCCGCAGAGGTGCAGGGCCAGGTCGATGGCCGCCGTGCAAGAGTTGACCGAGACGACGCGGCGCCAGTCCTCTACCTCGAGCAAGGTGGCCAACTCTTGCTCGAAGCGGTCGACGCGCCCACCCTGGCCGATGAAGAGGCGGCCCGTTTCCGGGTCCGGCGTCATCACCTCGACGACGGCATCCCGTGCTTCCTGGCTCTCGAAGGCTCTGAACAGGTCAATCATTCCGGCACCTTGCGCTTGAGGACGTAAAGCATGTCGATGGTGGTCGTACCTTGATAGGGGTGCGGATGCACGGCCAGCAATTCCCACCCGTCAGCGCCCCAATAGTTAAGGCGCTTCTCTGTCTCGTCTGAGCGCAAATCTCCGTGCGCCACGACGAACTGCCGGTACTCCCAGCGTCGCGTGTTCCTCCCTGGTTGACGCCGCGACCCCTTGATGTAGGTTGGCCACTCATCTCCACGGTCGGTCACCTCGACCCACGCGAAGTCACGTTTGTCTTCGTCGCTGATGTCATTCCAGCGAGTCATCCCGTCACCCCCTCCGTGACGACATCCACCGCGTTGCCCCGCTGTTCCGCGTACCACGCTGGGCTGTAGATGCCGGCGTAGCCGGGGTACGTCTCCCGGCCGTGCTGCATCCGGCGGTTGTTCTCGTCTACCCTGGCGAAGTTCCTGGCGTTGCGGGCCACGAACCACTCCTCGCCCAGGTAGCGGTAATGCAGCAATTTCAGCGGGTCGCCGGTGCCATCGCTACGGACGACCGGGCCTCCAGTGAATGACGCTGTATGCTTCCCCGGCGACCACGTCACCTCCAGCATCGGGTCAAAGATGCAGGGCTTGCCATACTCCGCACTCGATAGGCCGATGCGAATCTCGTCGTAGACTTGGCCGTTCCCAGTGGGCGGCGCATCGGCCACCATCGTGTAGCCCCGCACCTTGGGGACGGTGACGCCGGCGGCCTTCAGTTCATCCAATCGTGAGGCCATCCTGGGGTGGTAGAGGAACTCATCGGCATCCACCCACACCACCCAGTCGGCATGGCCCCTGGCCTCCTTGTAGCGTTCCTGGGCGAAGGCCACCATGGCCAAGTCATCGCACACACCACCGCTGTGGAAGGCGCGCACCTCGGCCCCTTCTCTCGCGGCTATCTCCCGCGTGGCGTCGTCGGTGTCGGTATCGACGTAGACAATGACCCGCTCTGCGAACGTGGCGTAATGGCGAGCCCAATAACCGATGATGGCCGCTTCCTGGTAGGCGAGACAATAGGCCCAACAGGAAGCCATCAGACCACCCTCCGCAGCGGGAAGTCCCCGATACGCCACGATGGCGGCGTCACACCCATGAGCGCCTGCGTGTCCATCCGTAGGCCTCGGTTCCAGCACTCCAGCAAGAAGAGCGGGTCCAGGCTCGGCGGCCCGACGATGCCGTTAGGGAACTCGGCCTGCACCAGGTTGACGGTTGGTACGACCAGTCGAGAGGACATGGCCGCTCGCAGCATCCGGCGCCCGGTTACCTCCTGCCAGCGGGTGGAACCGTGGTGCTCGAGCTGCGACGGCGAGCCCGCCTGCCCGTCCTTGGCCAGCACGTCCACCAGTTTGCGGACGAACTCCGAGGGATAGACCGTGCCAAGCACTTCCCACGGATAGCCCCAGTCACCCACGCTGCGCGGGTCAGTGGCATCCCAACATAGCCCACCGTCGTAGGGATACTCACCCTCACCCCACATGGGCAGGAAGGCCGGCTGCGCCATCTCGCGCCCGAACATGTCCCGTGTGATGTTGCGGCCCAGGCGCAGGGACACGCCTAGCAGGTTGGCGGTGTCGCGGAAGGCGGAAGGGACGGACGACGGGTCGAAGGGCAGTGTGTACACCACGTCATCACAGCCAAAGCAGGTATAGGCGGCGGCGCCGGAGAGAATATGCTGGAGTTCGGGGGCGAAGTTCACCTCCCACCAGAAGAACACTTCGCGTTCCTCGAACTCGTCCCGCACCTCGGCATAGGCTTCGGTAAAGGGAGCCTCACCCCGCACGAGCACATGGACGTCGAGCAACTCAGGTGCCGTGCGCCAGTGGGCAAAGAGCGACGTCAGGGTGCCGTGCAGTTGCAGTGGCCGGTCCTTGCTGAAGATGATGAGGCGGATCATGCGCGCCGCCTCCCCTTGGACCTGACCTTCACTACGGGTTCGGGCCGGCGGACGTAGAGCGCATCAGCGAAGCCGTGATCCCAGCCTTCATCCGCCGACACCACCCGGTCGAAGCCGCGCTCGCCCAGGTAGGCGTCCACCTCATCCACCATGGCGCAGCCCTCGTACATCTCGCGGGTGTTGACCTCGAGGTACACCCACTTCAAGTGCGGCAGCACCTTGGGCATCCCGGCGAAGGCCAGCAGTTCAGCGCCCTCGATATCGATGTTGAGGAAGTCGAAGGTGTCGTGCTTGATACCCAGGTGCCACAGCATGGCGTCGATGGTGCGGGTGGACACCTCAATGGATCGGGGATAGTGCATCCCCGGATAGATGACGAGGTGTTCCTTAGGCGCCAGCAGCGAGGACGCCATCGTGAAGGTGCAGAGGTGGAGCATGGCCGTGCCGCCATCCACGTCCGAGATGGCGCACTGCACCGCTTCCTGTCCCGGATAGTGGCCGACGTTGTCCGTCAGGGTGCCCATCAGGTCAGGGTTGGCTTCCACCCAGAGCACTCGCTCCACACCAGCGACGTAGTAGGCCGCTGCCTCTTCGCCCAGGTGCGCCCCAACATGCAGGATGGCGCGCGGATGCACGTCGAACTCAGAGACGAGCCGGGCCATCGGGATAATCACTTGTGGTGCCTCATGAAGGCGTCGATGGTGTCGGCCACGTACTGCGTGCCCTCGTGGTCATCGAAAGAGGCGAGGCCGATATAGAAGGCGTGGTTGTGGACGAAGTCCGCACCGGGTAGTGCACCGCAGAGGACGCGGTTGTCGGCCAGCACCGCAGGTTGACGGGCAAGGTTGCCGGCGATGAGCGGGCGCGTCTCTATCCCTCTTGCCTCCATGAAGGCGCACAGGTCGGCCTTGTCGAAGGGGGCTTCAGGGGTCACCAGGATGGGAAAGCCGTGCCATGCCGGCGCACAGCGGGGCAGTACCTCTGCCGTCTGTAGCCACTCGGAATGGGGGTCGATTGCATCGAGCAAGAGCGCGGTGTAGTTCTCCTCTCGTGCCTCTCGGAAGCCCTGCATCTTGCCGAGCTGCACGCCGCCGAACACCCCCTGTAGCTCCGTCGGGCGTAGGTTCATGCCCCAGGTGGGGAAGTAGAAATGCTGCGTCGGCTTCGGCTCCCACCCATGATTGCGCCACAGCCGGTAGAGCCGGGCGGCCCGGCCATCGTTCGTTACCACCATCCCGCCTTCCATCGTGGACAGCAGGTGGCTGAAGAAGAAACTGAAGGCCGCGGCTTGGCCGAACGTGCCGACATGCTGGAACGTCAATGCGTCCGTTGACCACTTCGTCCCGAGGGCCTCGCAGCAATCCTCGAGCAGGGGCAGAGAATGGGTCTTGCAGATGGCCATCAGCCGGTCAAGGTCGCAGGTATTGCCCAGGACGTGGGTAGCGAAGATGGCGCGGGTACGCAGGCTCACCTTCTGCTCAAGGTCGTCCATGTCCATCTGCAGCGTCGTGGGGTCGACGTCCACCAACCTGACTTTGTAGCCGGCCATCGTGCAGGCCCATACCTGGGTGGGCCACGTCACCGCTGGCACCAGCACTTCATCAAGGCCGGGATGCGGCGGGCCAAGGCCGAAGGCGCACAACAGGTCGGCGGATGAACCGCTGTTGACCATGATGGCGTGCCTGGCGCCTACCTTCTGAGCAAAGGCATCTTCGAAGGCTTCGACGCGAGGCCCCATCGTCGTCCGGCCATCCACAAGGGCGGCGTTGACAGCGGCCACTTCTTCCTCGCCGTAGGTGACGTGTGCCAGCGGGTAGCGAGGCGTGGTGGTCATTGCGTGTCGGGCCTCGCAAAGGCGATGACGCGCTCGTCCCAAACAATGTCTGCGTCTTTGTTGGGCCACTTGTCCAGCGAGGACCGGATCCAATCGAAGTCGCCTTGATACCGTGGCGTCCACGTCCCGAGCCGCTCCTTGATGTTGGGCAGTACCAGGTTGTGGCCGCTGATCCACTCGTAGCGCACCTCTGGGGTCGCCCAGAGCAAGGTACGAAAGCGCGTGACAAAGCGGAACATCATCGGCCGGGGCTCGCTCAGAGAAGCGGCCAGCCCACGTACCGCATCGAAGGCGCCCTTGACGTAGACGTCGTCGTCGTCCTGGGCAAGGAGGTAGTCGCCGGTCGCGACGGCCATGGCGACGTTGAGTTGGTCGTGCCCATAGGAGTGGACGTCCACGCCGTCTACCAGTTGGTGGATGCCCCCGACGACGTGGAGGTACTTGAACTGGGGGCCGAAGTCCTCAACCAGGGCTTGCACCTCTGGGAGGTCACCATCGGTGCAATCGCCTGCAACCAGTACCTCGTCTCCGGGCAGGAGGGGTTGGGAGGCGATAGAGGTGAGGCAACGCCGTAAGGGGCGGCCTCGACCAGGCGTTGGGATACAGATACTGAGTGTGACCATTACTGCCTCATGGGGCCGCCACGACCTCCAACCTCACGCTGGCGACCAAGAGCCCACTGCCGTACTGCGCATCCAGGTGCGGGGATTCCCCCACACCGATGGCTCGTGCGTAGTGCGCCGATCCACCAAGCGTCACGTCCGCCTCGATGGCGGCTCTGATGCTGTTGCTGCCGGACATGTCGAGGTAGGTGTCGATGCTGGTCTGTGAGCGCCCGATATCTGCCGGGTTACACGCCACCTTCACATCGAAGTACCAGCGCATGTCTCCGCTGAAGTCGATGTCATACACGGACTGGGGAAGAGGCCCGTAAATCCAGATGGCCGGCGGCTGCGGTACGGCCGGCTCTACCGCGTAGGTGCGCGCCCCGCTGATGGTTTCCATCCTGGCTTTTAAGCCAGCTCGGATGGCATTGAGGTTGCCCACGTCAGGCGCCCACCTTGCTAGACTGGAGCGGGGCGAAAGCGTACTCACCTAAGACGTGAGAGTTCCGGGAGGATGGCGATCCCGTCCGGGTACGTGTGATCGGCGTGCATGGGACAGCACGCCGTGACGACCGTTGGTGTAACCAGCCCATACCGCCAGCCCCACCCATCTCAGGCGCCCTTCACCATCGAGACCACCTTGGCGCCCACGGCTCCGAAGAGTTCCGTGATGCGCCGCTGGTTCTTCTCAAAGGCGGGGATGAGGAAGGGCTGCGCCTTGATGCCCTTGCGTCCGATGGCTCGAGCGACCAGGAAGGGGTTGATGCCGTGCCGGCGTGCCCAGCCTTCGACGGCCTTGAGGGGCGGCATCTTGCCCGGCCGGCGGCCCATCTCGACATAGAGGCCATAGGCCACTGAGGGGCCTACCTTGCCCTCCAGGCCGTTGCCGCTGATGCTGTGAGTGATGGAGTTCTGGAGGCGTCCGGTGTCCCGCTTCACGCCACGCCGGGCATCACGCTCGATGAGCAGGAGCGACGTCGTCATCGCCTTCGTGAGTTCAGGGGTGACGGACGCCGCGGCCTTGCCCAACGTAGACGCCAGGGTGTCCGCGCCGATGACCTGGATGGAGATAGGCATCAGACGCAGACCCAGAGTGCCGCTAATTTCCAGGGGGCCAGCAGCGTGGCCACGTCAGGATCGCTCTGGCTCAGCCGGGTGAACTGCCCCAGGTCAGTGGATTGCAAAATGCCAAATGGTGCCTCAGACCTCTTAAAATAGCGAGCCGCAAGCAGCAGAGTGGACTGGCGCACCTCTACTGGCGGCAGACCATCCACCACGCAGCCGAAGGTGCCTACCACCTGGACGTACCTGCCTGGTGTAAAGAGCAGGTTGCCCATCGGCCATCCCCGTATCTCTTGATAGGGTGGGCCGGTCAGGGGCCACAGTTCATAGTCGGTCGACGCGAAGGTGTCGGCGTAGGTGCGGTCGCCATAGGTGTCTTTCTTTAGGGTGGTGATGGACACCAGGTCGAGGACGCGCACCACCCACGGGCTATCCGGGTAGTACAACTTCGTGGTGGCCGTAGCCAGAGAGAACGTCCGGCCACACTCGTTGTCAATCTTCCGAGAGGCGGTCTCGAGGGCTCGCTCCAGGTCGACATCGTTGTCGCTGTCGGAGATGGCCATCGACTGACGTAGCTCGAGCAAGGACGCATACAAGACGCCGGTCATGACGCACACTCCCGACGCCGGCTCTTGTCCTCATAGTCCGTGAGTGGGTGCAGCATCTTGTCGCTGTAGCCCCGCCGCTGCTTCCCCTCGTGGAAGGGAACAGCGGCGGGC